GAACTAGCTTCTGAATGCGCTTTTGAACTTTGGGTCCGTAGTCATCTTCAGATTGCTCTTGAGCTTGCTTCTTTGCTTGCTCTTCAGCTACGTCTTTTGCTTCTTCCTTGGCTTCTTTTACTGGATCATCTGTGATTTCGATCTGAAAATCTTCAGGCTCACCTTTGGCCTTTTTGATTTCCGCTTCGATCTCTTCTAAAATCTCTTTTTCTGCCATGATTTTATCCTAGATATGCCGTTACTTCGACGCCGTCTGGTAAGATCGATGTGATTTCATCATCATTCAGAAGAAGAAACTTTACACCTTTGACGACAATCTTTTGACCAGCGTATTTACCATAGGTCACGCGATCTCCGACCTTTGGCAACACTTCTGATCGCCATTTTTGGCCTGTATCTCTATCGCGATAGGCCAATTCACCCATAGCGCAGACTGTGCCATGCGCAGTTAGGTATTCTTCGTTATCTTTGGATGTTTCTGGCAATAGAATGCCACCCTGTGTCTTGGTTTTCACCTGATTAGGCTGAACTAAAACTTTCCAATTTAGGGGGATTGGGATTTGATGGGAGCCAACTGTGGCGTTAGTCTCTTCATCTGTAAATATTCGATCATGCTGATGAGACATGCTATACATCCTCTTCATTTAGAGTTTTTAAAGTTTCGCGGATAACCTCAGAGGCTTGCATTAAACCTTCTGCGATCCCTACGTTTTTTTGATATGCGTTGAAGTCGGCCATACGGCCATCAACCATACCTTCAGCTATTTCTAACCGTCTTTTCTCCAGATTTTTTCTGATCTGCTGGAGCAGATCGCTTGTTGTCATAACTGATGCCTCCTTGACCTTTCGAGGACACACCAGTCACGTTAACAGTCACGACATTTTCGTCTTTAGACATTAGTATCCTTTCTTTTTGCCCTTTGTGGACTTCTTCTTAGTTACTGCCTTTTTCTTGGTTTTCATAGGTTTTTTTGCAGTTTTCTTTTTACCATACATCATTTCCTTAGATCCTTTCGTCATAAGTGATGGGAAACTTGTTCTATTCATCGTAATCTTGGCCTTTAAACTTGCGATTAGCCGCTTCAAATACGTTAGCATATTTGTCTCCTTTGATTGCCGCATCTGGATCTGCCGCTCTGTATTCAGGCATTAAATGATACGGTACTTCGTCAGGTAATCCACCAAGATTGGGCATCATCTTCTTCATTGTCTGCCCTATGATGGGTGCATCATCTACCTTTCGAGATAGCTTCGATAGGAAGTTTCCTGTTGCGCTACTGACCCCAAGGAAGCCAAGTGGCCCACCGTAGAGGGTAGCAAGATCCATCTTCTTGCCGTCATAGTAGTCTTTGATGTCGTTATCGCCCGGCAATAAGATCGACGCAACTTTGACTGCGAATGGCATACTTTGGATCAGGCGCTCTTGACCGTCAGAGAAGCGATCTTCTTCCTTGGTCTTTTCCAAGCGACCATAGGCGTCGATAGCATCCAAAGCGCCACCTACGAATGGGATGTCAATCAGCCCCATATCCATGAAGCCTTGATCCGCACCACCAAACATACGACTAGCAGCGTCTGCTGGCATTCCCATCTCTTGTGCAAAGAGGGACACACGATCTCGCGTTGGGGTCATGCTTTTGTCAAATGTGCCGTACTTGGCGATGTACTCATCGCGTGGCATTCCGAACTTCTGCTCGAACATGTAATCGTCGTAGCTAATACCTAGCTCATCCAGCTTGTCAGCCGCTGCCTGTGTCGGTACGTTTAGCTGCCCATCTGGACGGAATGCATCAGCCATTAGACTTGGCCCCCTGATAATTCACGCGCCAAAACTTTGAGCGTGTCTGCAAAGCCTTTGTCGAGTTCCTTTGCTGCCATTGCAAACTTGCGTGGGGATACCTCGTCAGGTTTTAGCCCACGACGTTCAAGAAACTTCTTGGCTGCTCTGATTTCTGCTTGCGCAACGCGCTTAACTGCCGCCCTCGCCATCGTCTTCTCCTACGTTTTGCAATGCACCATAGCCTACACCCCCAATAAATGGAATGCTGAACAAATTACCGCTCTGTTCTGCAACCTCTTTGATCAAGCCTTTACGTCTGGCTTCTGGGTAGCTGTAGTCGTCATAAACTGAAATTGAGATGTCATTGTCTCTAAGTATTTTTATGACTTCTTCATCATTCGCCAAATCTGGTGGTATAATGGCATTGTCAAAATCACTGAGTTCCATGACTTTGTCTGGCTTGATTTCGAAGTATTCTGATGGCGCTCTTTGCATGACAGCGCGAAGTGCCTCAATGCCTTCCATAAGGTCAGGCAGATCCTCTTTTGGTACAGTGCCATTCATAATTGCTGACGTTCTGCTTGGATCAAAGCCACGCGCTAAGTCTTCCACCAACTCTATTGCGCTCATTGAGCTTAGATTTTTATATTTGGTTGTTAGATCATCCACCAAATCGTAGCGTATTTTTTGTACGGCATTAAATATTTCATCAAGAGTTTCATCACCAAATGCGCTTGGTGAGTGGATGTCTTTACGATAGATCAAATTGCGGTTTTGCTTAACTGCATCCAACGATGAGAATGGCTGTAGGAATGACGCTCTAAACTTACCACCGCTACCAGCCGTGTTTAGCTCAGTTGCAGGGTAATACGATGGAATGTCATAGCGACCTTGGCCTTCACGCATACTTTCCAACACTGTCTCTGCTGTATAAGGTCCATCTGGCAGTGGATTTCCGTCCATGTCGTATGGTTCTTTAGGTTCTAAGGTAAACCTGACATCTGCGTATTTTTCAATACCGTCATATTGATCTAAAGAGTCATTTTTCCAATACCCAAATTGATTCTCAATTGCGTTAGTATAGTGTCTGAGTGTTGGTTTCGTTTTGCTTTTATTGAGAGTGTATGGCGATATGTCATTATCTAAGCCAGCGTGAACAAGCTTAATAACTCTATCAACTTCTTTAGGGTCGTAGGCATTGCTTTCTGCAAAATCAATTAATTCATCTGCGTATTCAGACAAACGTGGATCTGCTTTAATCTCTTCTTCAAATAGTTTTATATCAAACGAGCGTGTGCCTCTGGGCTGTCTGCCTGTGAATGCATCTGCCCCATAGATATACATCGCTGGGTCGTTGGCTGGATCTATCTTCTCTGGATTAGCAATCAGCGTAATTTCACCAAAAGTTTCGATAGGTGAGTTGGCGTTTGAGATCGCGATAGATGGCATGGGTATGCCGCCAACTTCATCGCTGACCTTCAAGCCTGTCGCTGACAGATTGTGATGGGCAACCAGTGGGTTTGCCTCGAAGGTGTTTTCTGGTGTTGGCAGCGCAGCAATCTCTGTCGCAAGCTTGGCCACAGATTGATTAGTCGGCAAGTCCATTGGCTTGTATGCATCCATAGCACCCCAGCCAAAAGCCTTTTTAATCGTAGAGAATATTTTGACTGGATCTGCCATTTACCACGCCTTACAAGACCAATACCGTGCTTTTGTTTTCGGGCCGGGGTTATCACAATTGTGGCGCGATCTAAAGTTAGAACGTCGCCCCTTCTGGTTCTTCTTGATAGACATCTTAGGATCACCAAAGGTCACGCGCTTAACCTTGTCGCCATCCTTCACATAAACCACAGACTTCTTTTTACCGTAGGATGTCTCACCTTTGGCAATGCGTCGTGGCTTGTTAAGTGTGACCTTCTTACCTTTGTACGTTGCCATTATTCAGAATCTCCAAACATTTCTTGATAGAACCTATCAATCTCTTCTGCTTCTTCTTGAGTGTACTCAGTTTTGCTAGGCTCTGCCATAGTGCGCTTTGGTGGCACAAAAGTCATGTTTTCTGCGCCATCTGGACCAAGTGCCGCTGTGAATGGGCCAACTTTGTCTGGTCTTGTTTCTTTCAATCCAGTTACTGGGTTGCTGATTGCTTGGAAAAATATTTCTCCATCTGGAGATCGAACTTCATAGCCATACATTTCTGGATTGTAGATATCGGCTTTGTATCCAACAATCTGATGCACTTCATCTGGGCGACCTTTGCCGCCAATAGGAAGAAGCTTTGTCCCTAAAGGCAACGGCAGCTTACCTTCTGAATTTAGTTTCTGACCCATTTCATATGGCAAGTTCATCATATAAGGCACATTCTGCATCGCACCTTTAAGCTGGTTTACAAACTGCTGTCTTTTGACATCAGCGAAATCGACAACACCTTCAGGCAACGCACCAAACGCTTTTCTGCCTAGTTTTGTTATATCGACCATTACTTTTTCCTAGCTTTCTTCTTCGCTGTCTCTGACAGATCTTTCATGTGATAAAGGTATTTGCTGTTTGACGTGTGTCTTGCCCCAGACATCACTCTGCCTTTGCCGTCTTTGTGAGTTGCACCTTTATGCTCTGTGCCATCTCGAAAGTAATGCTTCACACCTTTTGCCATCACTTCTTACCTTTCCAATTTACGCGCTTCTTGGATGTCTTGCGCTTGGCTGCTGACTTGGCCGACTTGCTTTTGCACTGTGCCATTGTGGGACGACATGCTGGGTACGCACCTTTGCTGCGATCTGAACGACCACATGGTCCACCTGTCTTGCAGTTGACCCAGCCTTTGCCTTTGTTGCGTCCAAACCACTTTCTCAGGCTGTCGCTGCTGCTACTTTTTTTTCTTGGCACTTTTCTTACCCCAGTTTTTAGCGCCAACTTTGCGGCACTTTACCAAAGCCCCAGATCCATATGCAGATGGCCACGTTCCACCGTTGCGCGTATACCGTGCTTTCACCTTTCGGTAGCAAGCATCTCTTTTCGGTTTCTTCTTGGCTGGCATCAGAAGCTCCGCTTGTTTTGTGGGTTTGTCGCCATTATATAAAAAACTGTAGAGAAAGGAAGAAAAATGGAAGAAAAGCACAACATACGCCAAATTGTATGGAACAAAGTGTGGAAACTGGCAGAAGATATCCACATGAATACCGACAAAAGTGGCAACTTAACTAAAGAACAAGAAGAAAAAATAGAGGCGTTAGATCGCTTTTTATGTGGATCTCTTGATATCAATAGAGATGAGTTCCCAGATCCTGATTATGGCTAACGATTAAAGGGATAGCCACGATTTTCTTGCGCTCTTAGCTCCATCATTATGTCATCTATGTATTTAGCTGTCACATCTTGTGACGGCACAGACATTGTGATCGCTCTTGTATCACTGACTTCAGGCTTACCTTCTGCACGACGTGCTGCAAGATAATCTGGTAACAGTAAATCTCTTGGGATGTCTGCAAATGCGCCACTTTCCGTAGCAACTCTGTAAAGAGGTGTGCCAGCAACGCGAGGTATCGATACAGGGTATGTTGCGTGTTGGGTGTCAGTTGTGGTTGGTGCGTTGTAATCAATGCGGCCAACAACACGACCTGTGGCATCTCCTGTTCCCATGCCAAGCATATCTGGAACAGACGTAGCAGCTCTTGCTGAAACGACGTCTGGAAAGCCAGCGTCGTTCCATCTTGCAAGTTCCATTGTTTTCACAAAGATCTTGCGATCATCACCACCTTCTGGACGGTTTAGAAACTCTCGAACCTCATTTAGCTTTTCTGGGTTATCTTCTGCACCCTTCAAGCCCGGCCATCCTTCAATTTTAGATGACATCAATTCATCAAATTCTTTGAGGTCTTTCTTTTTAATTTTGGAGCTTGGCAGCATACTCAAGACGGTATCTGAAACCATTGTTGAGTAGTCGTTACTTTCACCACCCATATTGGTATATACACCGTAGACTGGGCGACCTTCTTTTATGATTTCGCCTGTCTTCTTATCAACAACTTGCCCAGATGCGCGTCGAGCGGCATTCATTACGGTTGTGACTGGACTTTGGTTACTTGCCCCATATCTATTGGCCTCAAAGTTTTCCACTGTCATAGGGTACTTATATCCAGCCTGAAGAGGCACAGGGAATGCAAGCTGCTCGTCATTGACGCCAGTTAGAACGCCAAGGTCACTTCTGTCCCACATAGTTGGGATGATGACTGCGTCTTCTTCTAAAAGCTGTTCAAGGGGAAGTGGCTCTGGCTGCACAATATTCTCAGGTTGAACAATGGTTCGTCCTGTTTCTTGTAGTGGGACACGGCCAACATTAACTTTCATACGGCCAAGATCCGTGTCTTGGACTTGCCCTCTAGTCGTTAGCTTACTGCCACGATCCATGTTTGAGTAATAGCGGTTTAGGATCTCTCTGACTGCGCTTTCGTCATCCATGTAGCGCAAGCCTTCGTCCACAATGTTTGTTACTTCATCAACGCCAGTACCAATAAAACCAGTCTTTTGGCCAAGCTTTAAAAGAAAGTTTACAGGATTACCCACGTTTCTTTACCTTCTTTTTCTTTCCGTACCCAGAAGCGTAGGCAGCGCGTCCCTGTCGTTCAGCATCTGCCTTCTTCTTGTAGACTTTGCCTTTGCTGCCCCAGCGATAACCGCCTTTGACTTTATGGACAGGCATTAGTAACCGCCTAGCAACTCATTCATCATTTCGTGGACGCTTTGTCCGTCGCCAATCTTCATGACTTTAACTTTGACGCCATCTTCTGGCATCATCATGTCATGGTGGCCGCACTCGCACTCACCGCCGTGATCGCAATCGCACTCTTCTTCGTACTCTTCATCGTATTCTTCTTCGTGCATTCCGTACTTTTCTTGATAGCACAGCATTAGGAAGTTAACGAGTTGCTCTTCAGTCATTTCAAGGCCAGCCGCATCGTGTGGGAAGCCCATCTTCTCCATGAAAAGCTCTGCGTTTTCTTCCATGTTTTCTACGTTTACTTCAGCCATGTTAGACTCCTATCGATTTGGACGCAGCATTGGACGCGGTGATGTTGCGCGTGGATCTTGCATCATGGGTTGCCCCATTTGATTTTGCTCTGCAATCATTGCTTGGAACGCTTCTTCTTCAGCTATGCGCTGATCTGCGTCTGTCATTTGACCCATTGATGTCGCTGGGGGTGGGGTTACTGGCATTGCGCCAACGACACTTTCGAACATCTCGCGCTCTTTGTCAGACAAAGCGCCACCGTTTTGGATGCGCTGGCCAATCATCATGAGCTGGTTTGCCGAATCTTCATCCATGTCACCCGGCTGAATAAGCTCCAAAAACCGCATTACCAGTTGGTAGTCTGGGTTTGCTTTCATTCCTTCTGCCATTTTTCGGCTCCTATCAAATGTTTCTTGCGACGTTTATAACTAATTTCAGACTGGATTTCCATCTGTATCGTACTGAGTTGTTTCACCTGTCCGTAGATTGGTCGTTCTGTAGCCAGTCTGATAGCGTTCTTCGCCAGTTTTAATAGACTGTGTATCACCCAAAACCTTCGTTCCAATAAACTCTTTTGGATCTAGGTATCTTCCGTCTGGCGTGACGTAGAATACAGACCCATCAGCCAATTCAACACGTCTGACAAGCTCATCGATCACCTGACCACTCATGTATCTGCGCATATATTCAGGTAGGCCATAACCCAAACCACTCTTTCTGCGTCTGTTGAAGTCATCAACTAGATCGCGAACTGCAAACTCTTGGTCTACGCGATAGCTATCTGCGACTGTAGGATCGCCGCCACCATCGTCGCCACCACCGGGGTCGCTACCATCATCAACGCCATCGTCGCCGCCTAAGTCATCATCGAAGCCGTCGTCGTCGCCATCGCCACTTCCACCTTCACCGTCGCCGCCTTCGCCGCCTGTGCCTTCACCCCCAAGACCTTCGCCAGTCAAGCCGTCGCCGCCAGTGCCTTCTTCACCAGCACCGTCAGTGTCTCCGTCGCCTATTTCGCCTTCGCCTTCACCAGCTTCAGTACCGTCGCCTTCACCGCCCGGCCCAACTGTCTCAGATCCTGATCCATTTGATCCAGATCCGCTGCTAATTGCTTCAATGAGTTCTTCTGCTGTTTCATAGATGTTTCCATCCCCATCTGAATATGTTCCATCTTCATTGAAGACGATGTCTTCTAAATCACCAGAAACTTCCAGAACGCCTTGTAGAGTTGATGTGTCAGTGATTGTTTCACCTCCACCACTTGGCACATCTTCAGCATCTGCATTGCCTGTCAGGTAATCAATCGCATCATTAATGGCAGTCTCACCCTCGAAGACAATGCCTGTCTCTGTGGACCCCGGCCCCAAGATTTCGATGTTACCTTCTGGCGTAATGATTGCCATGCTTCCAGCATTTTCACCGCTGGTTGCGTAACCAATTGTGTTGCCACCTTCAGTCAGATCGTTTGCTTGGAATCCTGACTCTGTGTAGTCAGTGTAGTCTTGGTTGGCTAATCCACCGAAGTCAGTGCCACTGCCACCAACGTCATCGTCTTGACCACCCCCATCACCAGCAGAGGCAAGCGACTCATTCACAAGATTGTTCAATTCTTGGACTGTCAGAGGAACTTCGCTACCTTCACCCAGCGCTGCGTTCACAATCTCGTTCAATTCATCAACTGTTAACGGAACTTCTCCCTGCTCATTGAACGGAACTGTCTCAGATTTCAGATCGTAGTAATCGTTGTACAGATCTTCCAACTCTTGAGTGGTAATTGTGGTCACGGTTGGCCCACTAACAGTAAGCTGCAAAGGGTTTAGGTTGGGCAAAAGCTCATCGATGTTCATGCCTTTCAAGTCAACCTTGTATGCAAGATCGTCACCAACGCCCTGAACGCCAATCAAATCAGCCCCAAAGTTGATCAATTGCTGTGCAACAGTGGCGTTTTCACCGCTGTTTGTGCTGATTGTATTTACCAACTCTTGCAATTCATCATTAGTTAAGCCAAGCGCCAAGTCTTGCTTTGCATCGTTAGAAAGCGCCATAAACTCGCTTTCAGTGGTTGGAACAGGCACACCGTGATTGGCTTGGAACGTCGATTCAAAGGTGTCTTGGCCACCATCGTAGATCGTTGTCGTGCCAGATGTTTTTGGCTGTCCATTGACATACTGAACACCGTCAAAATTACCAGTAAATGGCGTTCCATCACCAGTGACCAAAGGCTCGTTTGGATCTGTCAGATCGAAGTATGGCGTTGTGTCAATCGTATTTGTCGTATTGTTCTGCGTTGTGTCAGATTGATCATAATACGCCTGATCTGCCTGATATGCTTCGTATGCTGTGCTGTATATATTGCCAAACATATCGTAATATTTGGGAGATGTATCTACTGGTCCAGTGTCATTTCCAGTGTTGCCACCGTAATTTGTCTCGACAGTGCTTGTAGAGCTTCCAACACTTAGATCAGCGTCTTTTGAACTGGTATCAACTTGGCCAGTGTTGGTTGTGGTTGTAGAGCTTCCAACACTTAGATCAGCATCTTTCGCGCTAGTATCTACGTTGCCAGTGTTAGTATTGGTATCAAAGTTGCTGCCTGTATTAACAGAATCAAAGAAATCTTCGTTGCTGTCTGAAGCGCCACCAGTGACAAGAGATCCGCTGCCGTTGCCAACATAACTGGTGTCAATGCCGGGGACGCCTGTGTCAACACCAACACCACCACTTAGTGCAGCACTTAATTGATCATCCGTTAAACCTGATACTCCACCATATGAATAAGTCCCAGTATTAGGGTCATATTCAACTGATTGAACTTCAGGTGAAACAAATGGCGTTACTTCGCTACTTGAGTCGTAGTCAGTTGTCGTTGTCGCTGGCTTGTCGTCTTTGTCATCATGATATGTGACGTTGGTAATCCCACCGTCGTTGCCCCAATCAACTGTGGCTACGTTGGTTTGGTTACCTGTATTTGTGTCAATCGTTGTGAAAGTTGTAGAAGTATTAGTTGGGTTATATGTCTGCGTTACAGCGTTACCACCACTCACAACTTCCTTAACCGTGTCACTGATTGCGCTTCCTACACTTGATAATTTATCACTAGCCCAGTCCAAAAAGCCAAACTGAGGAATGCCACCCGGACCCGGAGTCCCAGCGCCACCTAGATTTTTCAATAACTGCGCTTCATCGGGACGAATATAAGCCAACATATGATCTTGGCCATTGATGTCTGTCCGTCGTGGCACGTTGTTAAACGCAGCCATCGACTGTTTTTTAGGCATGTTGAAAGCAGCTAACTTGTTCATGTGATCTCGCTTGTGATGTTTCCTGAAGGATCGTAATAAGTCACGTTGCCAGCAGCATCTGTCATGCTGTAGCCTCTCAACTCTTCTGGCCCATCAACAGTCAATGCATTCTCATACTGTGCCGTGTTCGCAAACTGCTCTGGGCTTAGAATGCGGCCATCTGGTGTTTGATATGCAGTCGTACCGTCTGCCAAGGTGATTGGCTCTGCAATCACATCGAACTGCTCACCAGTCATAAACTGACGCATGTACGCTGGCATGAAGGCATAGCCCCCACCACCGCGTGTAAAGCGATCATAATCTCTAGATCCAGTGCCGTAAATGTTTCTGCGTCTTGAAGCTTCATCACCATAATCAACAGCAGCCGTCGAAACCGTCACATCATCCGCTGACTGTGGGTTGTACTGGATAGGATCATTGTATGCGTAGTTTACCGCTGCATTAATCGCATCCTGACCAGACAATTGGCCCACAATGCTGTCCAGATCCGTGTTTGTTGATGTCTCTGGTCGTCCGGGGTAGCCAAACTTATCTGTTCCATCCCTTACAGTAGTGTAAATTCTGCCCGGTATCGTGTAGTTCGCAATCGCACCAGCGACCCCAGTTGGCTCCAAGCCTGACCCCAATGGCGTTGCGCCTGATGCATTCGAGATTTTTGACACAAAGTTTTGGTTCAAGCCGCCAGTTGCATCTGCCTCTGCGTTGGTAACGTAGCCATCGCCGTTCAAGTCAGCCAGTGCGCCACCTGAAATGCCGAAGCTTTCACCACCAAAGTTCTTGCCACCACCGTCAAACATATCTTGAGCAGCACTGACCACCGTGCCATCAGCTCTGGTGTAGCCCCACTTATCGTCGGTCTGTGTTTCGTTGTAGGTGCTTGTGTTTGTCACAGGCGCTGGGAGAGTGCTGGTAAAGCTTGCTGGGATTGGGTTGTCGTCGTTAGACGTGTCGTTGGCAGAAGCTGAGACTGTTCGACCAGCCGAAGTTGTATCGCCAGAAGACAAGCGATCACCTGTGCGATCATCTACCAAAACACCATTCACATAGGACGCACCATCGTTAGGCGTAAAGAAGTTTGCCAAGCTTTCTGACAGTGAGTTGCCGCCACCACCGCTATCGTTGTCATTGCTGCTATTATCACTACCGCCGCCGCCACCAAAACACATTACGCCATCCTCGCTTGCTGTTGTTGTTGCTGTGGTTGTTGTGGTTGCGCTGCCACATTCATTTGAGGCTGTGGCATTGCATCCGCAATCGCCGCTAACGCACCAACATCGCCATTGCCCATGCGCTGGCGAATCTCCATAACCTTGTTCATCAAATACTTATTCATATCCAAAGGTGGCTGACCTTGTGGCCCCCCAACTGAGGGAGGGGCAGGTGAGGGACCACGCACTGGACCCTGCGGCAGACCACCGAATGCCGCTGGGTTTATTGGGGGAAGTCTATACTGTGGGGGGTACATTATTTTTCATGGCCTCCATCTGTATCTTCGCCGCGTTCTTTTCCCTCTCAAGCTGCAACTCTGCCTCTAGCTTGCGGATCTTTGCTTCCATATCCGCTCTCGCCTTGGCCATTTCGATCTCCATATCCTGACGCGCTTCCGCTTCTTTGATCTGGATGTTCGACTGCGCCTTGGCTTGATCTGCTTCGATCTGCGCTTGTGTTCTTGCCTTCAACGCCTCTGTCTCTAGCTGCGCCAACTGCTGTGCGTACTGTAGTGGGTTGCCTTGCGCCCCACCTTTCTGTCCCAAGCCTCTGATCGCTTCGATCTGCTTCATCTGTGGCGAAGCTGCGACAACTTGTGCAGCACGTTGGCTGATCAGGCGATCTGTCTCTGGGTCCACGTCGTTGAACTTGATCTTCATTTCTTTGAAGTTTGGCAGTGGTGGCAGAGGCATGTTGACACTTGCTTCCATGCGTTGGCGATAGAGCAGCGCAATGTGTTCCGCAATGTGCGCAATCAGGATGGGCTGCATTTGTTTGGCGCCGGGGTTGCCAGCAAGCGACGGATCTTGAAGAAACTGCATGTGAACTGCAATGTGCGCGTCGTGATCTTGCTCTGGGAAAGCGCGGATTGGCTTGCCATACATCACGCTCATGTTCTCGTCGATTGGGTCCATCTGCACAGCCTCTTCAGGCTTCTTCAGGATCTCATCGATATTCGGAATGCGGATGGCCTCGTACATGCGCTTGTATGCTTCGTAAAGATCGTGAAGCTGTGGCGCTGACCGTGCCATCTCCAACACCGCCTGTGCCTGTGCAATGCGCTGGGCTGTCGAGAAAATGTTGGGGTCGCTGACTGGAATCACGTCAATGCGCTCATCGAAGTCAGAACGATAGATTATTTCAGACGCGCCAGCGTGTGCAAAGCTGAACTCGTCTGGAAGATTCTCTGCGTTTAGCTCTGCAAGCAGCTTGAACTCTTGGCCTTGCGCATAGTGCAAGCGCTTGTGGATGGCGCTGAATGCCTTTGATCCCTGCTCAATAAGCGCAACTGTTGATCCAACTGGAGCGTTTGGATTGACATCACCGACGTTCAAGTCAGCCGTACTTGCGAAACGTTGCCCTGCTTCCACAATGTACCCTAGCAAACTGAACAGGGAACTGCTTGGTTCTTTGAACGGCAATGGCATGATTGCCTTGTTCACGTCATCAACTGTGCTGTCGAGGTCAACAAACTCGCCGGGGTTGACCTGAATGTCGCCGCCATTGACACGCCCACGCAGCTTGAAACCACCCTGCATGTTGGCGAATGCTGCGCTGTCGAGTAGGGCGCGAAGAGATCCTGTCGCTGCCTTACCCAGACCACCGATCATGTGGTAAAGGCCAAAGCCATAGAAGCCAAGGCCGGGTAGGAACTTGTAGCTCACAAACCAGTCACGACGCTTCTTTGTTTCGTCGTCTTGGTTCCAGTTGCGTCGGATGCTGACGATGCGCTGGTTATCGTAGTCGAGTGTCACGACATACGGCAAAGCCACCGCGTTTTCGTCTTCGTCATCTACTGCGCCATCAATGCCGTCAAACAGCTCATAGACGTGCATCTCAATCAGCGTCATGACCTTGTCTTGTGCGTCATCACCGTATTCATCAACGCCTTCGATCTCTCCGATCACGTCATCGACTGGGTCAGATGTGTCGCCAAAGTAGCTAGTCGGTAGATAATATCCGTTCTTAACGTACTTATTGAACTCGTTCTTCGGCATCCGAATGATGTGCGTGTAGCGTGGGGATGTGTAAAGATCCTTGCTTTCTGGCGCGACAACGAAGTCTTCTGCCTTCACAAACTGGCTGCACTGGCGGTCCATGTTGGCGTCCCACCAGACCTTTTTGAACGTGTGGCCGATCAAAGGTAGGTGGAATAGCATCTGGTCTAAATCTGGGAAATACTCAGGCATCTCCTGAGTGACCTGATAGTTCATGAACTCACGCACACGACGCGCCTGTTCTTCCATCTCTTCATTGGGTTCACCAACGATTACGGTCTTCACTGGACCGCCTGATGGATACAGCTCTGCGATGGCTCTTGCGTTGAACTGGGTTGCTGCCTCTGCGATCATTGGGTGGACGACAACGGAAAGACCGCGCGTTGCGCGTTCATCTTCGCTTTCGTCTAGGCCACCGTCTGGGTCGAGGGTCTTCAAGCCTTGCTTGTAGCGCTCTTCCCACTCTGATCGTGCTTCCCTGTCGTTCTCGAAGTCGCCAATGAGATCCTGTGCAGTGCGCAGTAGATCGCGCTCGTCAATGATTTCAGCGAGGTTCTGATCAAACTCAGCGTCCTCAAGCTCTTCCATCATGTCCAGCTCTGGATCACCAATTAGAACATCGCCATCTTCAAGCTCTTCAACAATCAGATCATCGGGTGGAGCGCCTTCGGCAAATGGAATGATGTTTTCTGGTTCAGCCATAGAGCGTCATCCTTTTAGTTTCTACAAATTCATCATCTTCTGGGTCTTCGCTATGCCCAATGAACCATCCCTTGCGTAGCCGTAGCCAAGCCTGTGTGCATGTATCAACGATATCATCGTTGGGATGCGCTGGGAAGGCTGCACAAATGTCTATTAAGTCTTTAGCCCATTTTCGGTTGGAAGGGAAGAAAATCCTTCCGTCTTCCAAAATAGCGCTTGACGCATGTGCGCGAGCTTCCTTGTCCCGATCTGGGCTGTAGGGTACGACAGGAACGCCAGCCATGCGCAGATCTTGTAGCAGAGATTGACCTGACGCCTTCTTTTCGATCAGCACTGCGTCGGGTTGCCAATCGTCGTATGCCTCTTGCGCCAGCATCCGTAACTCTGGGTAGCTGACCTTGTCCCACCAAGCTTCGAGAACAATGGCGCAGTCATAGCCTTGGTGCTTGAACACGCCCCACGTTGTTCTTGCGCTGTAGCTGGAGCTTTCCTTGGCCTCGAATGCGGTGTCGTAAGACTGGATGACGTAGTCGATCTCTGGCATTTCTTCCTTTTCCCAAGGAACCCACCAGCTTGCCTTCAGGATGCCACCACCTTTTGGGCTGGGTCGCTGCTGGAGCTGACCAGCCGCTGCGTAGCTGCCAAGGCTGCGCTCAAGAGTGTCGAGCGTTCTGTCGTCGATGCGCTGGGGCCAGAGCAGTTCGCCTTCGGCTGTGCGCGGATCTGTAAAGCCAAGGCTGGATCTGGTTGGCGTTGGGTGTCCGATCTCGTACCGCGCTGGGAGACAGAGATGGTCCCACTCTTCGCCCAGCTCATTGGCTAGGATGTGGCCAGTCAGATCCTGTTCATGGACGCGCTGCATGATGATGACGAATGCGCCAGTGCGTGGATCATTGAGTCGGGTCTGCATGGCTTGATCCCACCATTCGATAACACCTTCGCGCACCTTGGCGCTGTCGCTGTCCACGACGTTGTGTGGGTCATCGATGCAGATGATGTCACCACCGTCACCAGTCAGAGCGCCACCAACTGAGGTGGCGATGCGGTAGCCAGTCTTGTCGTTCTCGAATCTCTGCTTCTGGTTTTGGTCGCCAGTCAGCACGAACTTGTCTGCGAAGTGTCGCTTGTACCACGGACTGTCGATCAGGCGTCGGCACTTGGTGCTGTCCCTGATGGACAGGGACGATGCGTAGGATGCGTAGAGAAACTTCTTGTGTGGCGCTCTGGTCCACGTCCACGCTGGAAGCGCCACAGCCACGCTGATAGACTTCATGTGGCGAGGTGGCACGTTGATAATCAGGCGCTTGATGTCGCCTTCTACGACGGCTTGTAGGTGGTCTGAGATAGCGTCAACGTGCCAGTTGTTCTGGAACTCGACGCCCGGCTCAATCGTCGGCCACGCTGCTTTCGTAAACTCCCTCAATGATCTGCGGTATTTCTCCGCTCTGACTTGATCCAAGGTGAGATTGCTCAAAAGCTCGTTCAATTGCTGCGAGTTCATCTACGCCAATCCTTGTAAGATCCAGTGTTACTCTGTTCTCTGTTTCTACTTTATGTTCTTGCTTATCGACCCAGCCAGCTCTGTTTTTCAGGAAGAAGATGATGGCTGTATTGTCACGATCTACCGTAGCATTATGGAAGAGCGCGTTGGTAACTTCTTCGATGCCAAGGGACTCGCCCCTTTTTATAGCGTCTAAAAACTCTAAATTTTGGGCCTGATAATTGTAGAAGGTTGCGACTGAAATACCTAGCGCTCTTGCGCACTGTTCGCGCGTCAAACCCTGCGCCATTAGCTGTTCTGTTCGTTTTAATACTTCTTCGTTGATCTCAAACTTTGGCCGACCAACTGGTTTTTTCTCTTTGGCTTTCGACATCTGTTTGCCTTTCATTTTTTGAAAAGATAATTCAATTCTATAAAAAAAGAAAGACCCACCGAAGTGGGTCTAGTCATGAGCATCAGGCTCACAGGCAAAAAAATCCATTGATTCCTGATCACATGGTAAAACTTTTTGCGGTTTCTGTACACATTTTTTTTGGATTGGGCGTGATACCGACGCGACCAAGGTCGAGCCGATCAGCATCCCAACAGACTTTGACTGTGATATTATCGTGATCTGTGTATCCATCTGAGTGGTAGATCATGGCCTCTTTGAGTATGCCCATGTCGTGGCTTGAGATGTCGAACATCTTGCCTCGCAAATCTTCTGCGTGGAAGGCTGCTCGAAGTCCGTGTTCTTTGTCACGATATTCATCGTTGCGTTCTACGTCGTGTAGGATTGCGAAGAGTTTGACAATGTTTGAGTTTGCGCCTTCGTGTTCAGCTAGGATGAGTCCAGCGTTTAGGACGCGCATCCAGTGGTTCCATCCGTGATGGCCGTCATGATCTAGCTTGTAGTGGTTATAGCAATGCCTTGCGAGTTCCTTTGTTACCATGCAAGCATCACCACAAGTAAGGCTAAGACGAAGACGATGAAGGCAGCGCCAGCGATTGTTTCTTTGACGATGCCGTTTGGTTTGTTGTCGTGGATATCGACGTGACCTTTGAGGTCGATTGAGATCCACTGATCTTTATTGGCTGGGATTTCGCCACGCTGCGTGTGGACCCAGATGTAATTAGATCCTTTACGCTTGCTTGTGTTTTTCTGAATCCAGTCTGGCATGTCGGAGTTGAAGCCAGTGAACTTCCAAGATTTAACTATCATCTTTTTTCTGCCTTTCTTCGTGGACCATTTTGACGAGTGCCTTGACTGAGTTGAAGACTTTGTCTTCTTCGTCTTTTGATACGTCCATGTATTTGCGTACTTCTGCGAGTACGGCAGCTTTTCTTTCTTCATCCGTCATTCTTTTTTACCTTTCTCATTTTTGAAATGTGGACTGTGAAATGCACGTCATCGATGCGTACATTCCAGATACCCATGTAGTCGGTTCTTTCTACGACCTCTGCGGTTTTGCCGAAGTAGAAGTTTTTTGGGTCGATGACTTCGACAGTGTCTCCAGATTTAAACTGTTGCCTCTGCATTTTTTCTCCAATCTGTGTAAAGTTTCTTGGCAGCGTCGTGCCATGTTGTTTTTTGGATTGGACTTTCAGCGTAGCGATGATGCCATGTTGCTGTGTCGCGAGTTGTTCCACAAGCTGCTGTTGTGGTTTTGTAGATTTTGCCAATGGCGATGTATTTCTCTTGGCCATATGGTCTGTATAGGATGTGCGCGTAAGCGTCTTCACCAGCTCCGAAGACTTTAGCGATGATGTCGAAACCATTCTTTTGGTGTTTCATGATACGATTGTAAGACATTACACGATCTCCTTTGCTTCCATGATTTCTAGTAGGTCAGCGCGTGACCAAGCACGACAGATGATGCGGTTCATTCCGTGTGCTGTATCTGCTGCGACCCACTTTAGGCCAAGCTTGTAAACAAGAATGTTTTCTGCGCCTTTGACGCACCACTCAGCAGCGCTTGTGCCAAGTCCGTTTCCGTTCCACTGTGTAGATTGTGTTTTAGTAAGTTTGATCATTTGCTTTCTTCCTTTCTCTATACACAATAGATAGTCATTCTGGCATTGGGTTCAATACCAAATCAAAACTTTTTTGCATTATTTGCAAATTATTTTTTACCCCAGATTTAGAGTGACTGGCATGTAGAAGCCGACTTGAGTATCGCTGGACCTTGCGTTGTGGTTACGTTCCCAACGTAGGATGTTTATTTCGTCAGACATTTCGGATGCTACAGTGCAAGCGATCATGACTGCGATGGGGTCACCACCCCCAGCCCAGAGGATGTAGTCGTTTGGACCGAAGTCTTGCAGACGTTCTCTTGCCTTGCTGATTGCATGGTCTGGTTGGAACTGTGGCTTGTCTCCATCTTCGAAGAGTATTCTGAGTTTACCGTACCGCGCAGCGTCGGACAGATCTGGTGTCCATCCGAATTTGTTTTCCTTGGGTCGTTGCACGACATAGACTGTATCATCTACTGACATTGCTTTGTTCCTTTCTATCGATTGCGATGCATAAATTATTGAGGCTGTTGGACGTGATGATTGGCTGTCCATCTTTGTGAGCTTTCCAGATGCTTTGATTGTACATCATTCGAGATCCGCTATTGATCAGCCACCCTTGGTATTCCCAAGGATGCTGAAGGTCGCCTTTTCGTCTGGTTTTTTTGAACTTGGGTTTCATGCGACACCCATCAACTTTTTGTAATCGTCCATCGCCTGATTGATGATTGTGTTGTAAGCCAGATCGACTTCAGGCCATTCGCCTTTGAGGTCGAGCTTAATGTAACCAGCGAGGCCATGCATGAGTGGTGTATCATCTGGGCAAGAGTGACCAAGCTTGATCAGTGCGTCTTCGAATAATCTTCCTAGATCTGCGATAATTTTATGTGCTTGAGTTAGTTCCATTTGCTTTCTACCTTTCTTTGATAAATGTCATTTATGTCTGAATAATGGCAGTTTCAAGATCTGCCATAAATAATTCTTACGAAACACCTTATTTATATAGGTATATATATAATTATATTATTATTATTATTATTATTGTCATTACGTCATACCCCCCCCTTCTACCCCTCTTCTGGGGGTATAGGGTAGGGGGGGGTCATAAGTGCTAAATAGTATCTGCCAAATTGACATAAATGCCATTAATACTAAGCCGTTGATATTAGGGCGAAAAACCGCCCTAATTAGCAATGACATAAATACTGCCATTAATGCGTTGGTGGTGCAAAGTAGGCAATACGAGGCTTTCCACGCTGTCCTACGTTGGTCTGGCGGCACTCAATGCCACGGTCTTCTGTGAGTGCATCCATCACATCTTTGCGACGTTTGGGTTCGAGGTTTGCGAACTTGGAAACAGCGCGTGAGATGTCACGTTCAGTAATCCCTTCGAGGCCAGCCTTTTCGATCTTGGCAAAGACTTCTTTGCAGCAAGCTTGGAACGGACCTTCGGCCATGTTGAGCCTGAACATTTCGATGGCTTGGTTGGCGTAGTGATCGACATATTCAATGGCCCATGTGACGGCATCAGGACCGATCTCGTCGTGACCCATTGACCTAGCAATAATCAGTGACAGGCGCATGGCGATCTCGCGTGATCGATTGTACATGGCTTCCAGACCAGATCCTGACTCCCTCTTGATGCCATCCACCAACTTGGCTTCGTACTCGCGTAGGATGGTTTCAGCTTCAGGCGTGAAGGGAACTTCGATTGGGTGTGGCGGCATGTCGTGGATGTTACCAGCGTCGAGGGTTCCTTCGTGAGCTGTTGCGTGATCCTTTGCCCACTTTGCCAGACGATCACTGATCGATGACTGGCGCTTCTTCTGGGACATCTGAACACCGATCTCTGACTTCACGATGATGAATCGGTTGAGCAGACCAGAGGCCACGTCGCCACCGCTGATGGCTTTGAGGAACTCGAAGGGTGTGGACATACCCACCAGTGTCAGGGATGGGCGCTTGATAACCTTCTCTAGCTTCTCAGCTTCGGCTGACTTCATGGTATTGGTTGCGTAACCTTGCTGGCGTAGCGTACCGTCTTGGCGTCCGAAGACTTCCATTATGGCTGTGATGCCGTCTGCCTTGTGTTGCATTCCCTTGGCTGCTGCCGCTTGGAGCTGGCGTCCCAGTTCATCGATCACAGAAACGTGGGTTGGCTTTTTGGTCAGGGTCGAGACAACGCCAGATCCTGATGTGTACCCTGCTGGTCCGATCAGCTCTTCGAGGTCAGCTTCTTCGAGTAGGTTTTCGAGGACAGTCTTTGTGTGTTCTTTGCCTGACCCAGTCTCGCCAATGTTTAGGAAGAATAAACTTGAGAAGTTTCTCTGGTCTGTAACCCAGCGCCGACCCATGACGACAGATCCAAATGCGAGTGCCGCTTGGACTGCGAACTGGGGTTGTGGCTTGATGGCTGTGACTGTGTAGTAGTTGACGACATCCTGTAGGATACCGGGGACACTCAGTAGGCTCTCTGGAATATTGTCGAGTGGGCCTGTTTCTTTCTTTGCGACTGGTGTCTTTAATATTTGCGCGGCCACTTGAGCGCCGTGTTCGATGGCCTCGCGATCATATTCGTACTCTTCATCTTGGGTGACGTTGAGCAGGGTGGCTGCTTCTTTGACAGCTTTGGTCATGTTGCCCTGATGTTCGTACTGCATCCAGAGTTCGAAGGCATCGAAGCTGTGGGCGCTGTCGAAGGGATCTGATGCGTGGTGGCTGTAGGCGCGACCATCATCGAAGAGTTTGACCCCAGCCAGACCAGACGTGCTGTTTGGCGAGAGGTAGCGATTGCGACCTGTGCGCTTGTAGCCATACTGCTCTAAGAGCGTGTGCATGTCGTAGGCTTCATTGAAGGTATCGATCACGGACGTGCCGTCGCCCTTTGGTCTTGGCTTGCGCGGTGGTTGGAACTCAGGCGCTGCCTTCCACGGACACATGTTCTGTAGCTGTGGACGGAATCGGTCCCACTCTCTCCAGAGGGTCAGCAACTGGTGCGGCAACTCTGGCAACCCATCCCAAATAGATTTGCCAGCCCACTCATAGGGACGGCCAGTGTCTGGGTGGATTGATGGTGGTAGGACATCTTGAACGGCTCCAGCTCGAAGCTCGAAGACGACTTCGGTCTTGCGTGGGTCATCTTTGGTTGGCCATGAAATCTTGTGGGTGACAAGATCAGGTGGCGCTTTGAAGAGAAGCTTGCCACGGTTTTCACGTCCCACGATCTGGGGCGCTGAGTTCATGAGATCGCTGAAGTTGATGCCTAGCTCATCGAAGATAATCTTAGTGTGTTCGACATTATCGATGTCGATTGCACATGTGCCTGACGCACTATGAAGTATCCCGACGTTGTGGGTTTCGTTTTTCTCGTAGTATTCTTTTGCTGCCTGTGGATCTGATAGCGCTCGTTCTGGCTGCTGCCAACCGAATCTGGTTGGACCTTTAGAACCCGCTGGTATTGTTACCAGATACCACCCCAGTTTTGAGCAGTAATCTGATATGTTCATTTTGCTTCCTTTAGATATTCAGACAGTTTCTTCCATGTATTAAGACTGATTTGCTCATTGCCATCGGCCACACCTTTTACAGTTGGATGTGACAGACCACATCGCTCTGCGACAATTGTTAAACGCCTGTCTTGTAGCGCATTTTTGATGTCATCTAGTGGCATTAGGTTTGTCATAATTTATTGCTCCTCACTTACTGAATTTTTATTTTTTACAAATTCTTCTTTACAGGGTGAAATAATTTCTGTAAACCGATTTTTGTAGAGAGAGAAAAGAAAGGAAATTGCCATGAGCAATATTGACGGTTTAGCCGCTGAATGGTTGGCTATTAAGGCGCAAGAAAAAGAAGTGATCGCGAAGCGCCACGCGATTGAAGAGCAGCTAGTCAAAGCTTTAGAAGCGAAAGACGAAGGCTCGATTTCCCACAAGCTCGAAGGCCACAAGGTGACGCTGACACAGCCAGTCACACGCAAGGTTGATCCATTGATGTGGGACAAGGTCAAAGACAAAATCCCAGAGCATATGCATCCAGTAAAGACAACTGTGTCTGCTGATGCAGTGGGCTGTCGTTATTTGGCTGAAAAAGAACCAGTGTTATGGCGCAAAGTCGCCAAGGCATTTGAAAGTAAACAAGGCAAAATTGGCGTGAAAGTAGAGGTGCTGTAATGGCCATTGATTTAAAACAACTATCGAAACCAACAGGACAGCGACCTATCATCGCGACCCTGTTTGGTGAAGGCGGCATGGGCAAGACAACTCTTGCCGCCATGTTTCCAAAGCCAGTCTTCATACGGACTGAGGATGGGACAGCAAGCTTGCAGGGTAACGAGGACGTGAGCTTGTTTGATCTTGCGCAAAGCAGTCAGGATGTTCTGGATGCGATTGAGGCATTGGCCACGCAAGAGCATGACTTTAAGACTGTGGTGATCGACAGCATCACGCAGTTGGCAACATTGATCGAAAGCGAGATTGTCGCGGCAGATCCAAAGGCAAAGTCCATCAACCAAGCTGGGGGTGGATATGGTGCAGGGTACGCGACAGCGGCAGAGAAGCACCGCCAGATCCGTGAGTGGGCTGGGTCACTAGCCTACCAGACTGGCATGAATGTGGTGTTCATTGGCCACGCAGATACAGAGACAATGGATCTGCCAGACATGGACCCATATGCGCGTTACACTGTGCGGATGCACAAGCGTAGCATTCCGCATTACACGGACAACGTGGACTTGGTTGGGCTGATCCGACTGAAGACATTTGTCAAAGGAGAGGGCGACAAGAAACGCGCCATCTCAACTGGGGAGCGCGAGATCCTGTGCTTTCCACAGGCGTCAAGCGTCACCAAAAATCGTTTCAACATCGACGAGCCGCTGCCTTTCACGTTTGAAGGCGGCAACCCATTCGCAAACTTTGTAGCTAAGTAAAGGAGATTAACATGGACTTGAATGGATTTAACGCACTGGAAGTAGAGCCACAGACATCAATGGAGCCGCTCCCTGCTGGGTGGTACAAATGTGTGATTTCTGAGACTGAAGAGAAGCCGACCAAGGCTGGGACTGGATCTTACCTTCAGCTTCAGTTGGATGTGATCGAAGGCCAGTATCAGGGTCGCAAGGCGTTTGATCGTCTGAACCTGAAGAACCCCAACCAGACTGCCGTTGAGATTGCGCAGCGTACACTGTCGAGCATTTGCCGCGCGGTGAACGTGCCTAACCCACGCGACAGCTACGAGCTGTGCGACAAGCCACTGATGGTTAAGGTCGCGGTACGCCCAGCGGATGGCCAGTACGATGCGTCAAACGACATCAAGGGGTACGCAGCCTGTGATGCACAGGTAGCAGCACCAGCAGCCGCTGCCACAGCGTCTGTGAACGGAGCAGCAACGCCACCTTGGAAGCGCTGACTTCTGGTCTGTGATGGGGCGCGTGTCGCCCCATTTTATGAACAGAAGGAGAAAGACATGACAGTGCAAAAGATAAGCTTGAAGAAATACTTTGACTACAAAAAGACGCCCAAGGATTTTGAAAAGCCATCGGACGA